GATCACCACTTGCCAATATCCAGTGGCTGCCTGGTATCCTTGCCAGCAATCGCAACAAATCATCATCAAATCGATGTTTGACAATACTGTCTGGCCAGTGTCCAAAACGCCATTAAATCTGTATCTTGGAGTTGTGGCCGATCCACCGCCTGATGGTGTATAGCTGATCAGCTGGTCAGAATAAGTGTTCAGAGCTGTGGCCGATGCCGAGCTGACAAATGATGGATCAACAGCTCCACCATAGACTGGATTGGTGATGTAGTCATACCAAACATCGCCTGGCTTGGCACATCCAGCTGAATTCAAATAATGGCTCACATAAAACGTCACTGGCTGCAATGCTGTTGTGCCAGGTGCATTTTGGTTGTACACCAGCTGCACAATGGCAAACGCCAAGCCATTCATCTGTCTGCCAGTCGTTGGCCATTCTTGACCAGATGGTGCCCCATTGGCCGCGGATATCACATCTGATGGCATTAATGTGGTATTGATCGGAGTGATCGTGCCAGTCGATGATGATGTGTACATATAAATGTACAGTTGATTTGCAAATGGAGTGACATTGCCAGCACCATCGGTCAGTGTAGACACCATGGCTGGATATAAGGAATCAAACGTGATAATCTGATCTTGATAGTAAAAATTGGATGCTGTGCCTGGTGTTGGCAAATTGTAGATAAACTGGCCATTTGGGCTGATATTGGAAATCACCATGGTGTAATACATGGTTTTTTGATCTGAGGTCAGAACCGCATCACAAAACCTACCGCCAGTGTATGCGTCACCATAAACGAGTGGAATGCCAGCCGTTGGGTCTGGTGGCACTTGCTGCCTAACATTGTTTTGCTGGGCCTGTGGCACATTGGGTGCAAATATCCTCGATGCCACCACTGAAATGGCAAATGTAACCGCCATTTGAACTGCAATAGTAGATGCAGCATACCATGTGGCAAATTCTTCATATGCTAGTATTGCTGACTCGATCATGTTTTATTCTCTGAAAAATGTTGTGTGCAATTGTTTGAAACCACGTTTTGAATAATCAATTTTTGGACTGTTCGCCATAAGTGATGTCATCACCACATCGATCCTTTTTTCATCCAATAGCTTTTGAGCTTGTTTGTTAAATTCTATCCACAATTTGCCGCCAAGTAACCCATTCCTTGCCTCTGGAGCCACCCACCACGCCAGCTCATTGAGCTGATTTGATTTTGGGCACCAAACATTGGGTGTAATCATGGCAATGATCATCCCCTTCAAATTCTCGTCAATGACAATAAAACCTCGTCCAAGAATTAAACTGTAAAGCAAATTTCCCACATATTTTTTGTCCCACAATGTCTCGTCTTTATATTTTTGAATCAATGTTTCTTTTGAAAACTCTTGAATCATTGCAATCAAAATTGGAATGTCAAATTTGTTTGCAAGTCTAATCATGAGCTTTTTGAGAATGCAACCAGTGCAGCTGGATTGATTTGAGTTGATCCGACCACCTTGGTGGCCGAGCCTGGTATTGGGTTTTGACCAAAATTAAAATAGGTTGATGCAATCACTGGCACTCGATCCATGCTGGTGTCGTTTGGATACAAAAACCGCCAATTCGATGGATTGGTTTTAATGCCAGCAATCCTTGAATCCAAAACCAGACGCATCGATGCACAAGAAACCACACAAGTGACTGTGCGCTGTCTTTTTTCAGTATCAAAATTCTCATTGATGGCCACATTGTTAATGATGCCCTGGTATCTCTGGAAAAACTGCTGTACACCGCCAATTGTTTCAATTTGATTGCTGGTATCCAGAAACCCTCGCCAAATCTTAACAGTGCTGCCTTTGACTGGTGAAGATAATATCAATGCCACCACATTGATATCGAGGCCAGTCAATGACACTTTAATATCCACACTGCTGGCTTTCATATCTTGCTGAATTTCACTGATTCCAAGAAATGTCCCATAACCAGCATATGTGATCCCATTGACCACTACTGGTGCAGCTGCATTGCAAAATGTATATATCTGTTGCGCTTTGCCTGTTCCTGATCCGATACCAGTGGCCGTGAATGTCACTCCGACTGTGTTGGATGATGCACCGATGGCCGTGAAATCAGTTGTTCCGACCACAAAAATGGTGTATGTACTGCCCACCAGAAAATTCCCAGCATAAACTGTGAGAATCAATTCGACAAATTCAGCATATCGAATTGAGCTGGAGCCAAGTGCTGCAATTGCTGTGGTCATAATTATCCTGTGATGTATTCACGAAATACAAATGGGCCAGACCATTCGACAAATGCGCCATTGGTCATTGGTGTCAGTGAATATGTTGGGCATTGCTCGGCCACCACATAGAACGAACACGCATTCCCCAAAACCACTGGTGCAGCCGATGTCGGTGATCCAATCAATGGCCGATTGATATAAATCACCGATCCAGTCGAATCATTGGTGATTTTGTAAACATATCCATTGATGGATATAAAGTCCCCAGCTTTATAGTTGCCATTTGAGGTTAGATTTACTGTTTGGCTGTTTGGAGTTGGAGTGCCATTCAAACTGGCCACAGTGGCCGTTCCTTGGTTTTGTGTGAACCATGACAACTGGCTCGATGCAAATGCAATGTAGTCTGGCAGCTGCCGATCCAAATTGTCAATTGCTTGAATGATGTCTCTGACCTGTGGGTAATACAAAAAATTGTGTGGAATGATTGTAAAAACCCATGGCACCGAACTGAGGTATTGAGCCACTGTCACTTGGCCTGATCTTGACACTTGCTGGCCAACAATCCTCCGATTGTTGACTGTCATCTTTTGTTGAATATCCACAATATTTTGAAAGCCAGGCATTATGATCTGCTCCTCGTTGTGGCAATGTTTTTGGTGGCATATTGATTGGCTGCCCAAATCGCCCCAGAGCTGCCATATAGCCGATCTTCAAATGATTTGGTATCAATGGCTTGTATATAGTTATTGGTGACATTGGTCGTTCCACCCATTTGGCCAGTCAAATGATTTGGAATAACAGTTGATGCTCCTTTTGGCACAATAATCTCTGGGCCATTTTCGCCAACAATTGATGCTTGACCAGCTGCCAATGGGCCACCATCTGCGCTGGCCATCAATGCTCCGCTGCCGCCACCAAAACCAGTGTATGAGCCAGTCGATCCCACGCCACCACCAAATCCACCCATCATTGGAATCATTGAAAAGAATTTGCTGGCTTGAGCTTGTAATTGGATGGTGATTAAATTTTGAATGATTGTTCTGGCCAAATCCCCAAAATTCAATTTGCCTGTTTTGACAAAATTGGCAATGGCATTATCCATGCTTGATGTCACAGAATTAAACATATTTTTTGCAATATTAGCCGCATTGGTTGCATTATCAATATATGAATCAAATGCAGTTTTCCAGCCATATTCAAATGTTCTTTGCTGATCTATTGTGTTTTGTTTGATTTGAATGCCCAGCTCACCTTGCTGTCTCATGGTATTGATTTGAGCATCCATGACCGCTTTGTCTGTACCAGCAGATATTGCAGTTTTCTTAAATGCTGCAATCTTGGCCTCAAGATCATATTGCTCAAGCAAATATTGCTGTTCTCTTGGCATCAATCCAACAATACTATTTTCATATTGCAATCTTTGATTAACCAAATCATTTTGCAATCTCATTTCATCAGTTTGTTGAAATAATGAATTTCTAACAACATTTTGCGCCTCGGTCATTTTTTCCATTTCTGCTGGAGAAATTCCCATTGACTGATCACCAATACCCTCACCCATTCTTGCTTGTTTTTGTAACAATTCTTGATAATCGTATTGTTCTTTGAATTTTAATTTTGCATCATCACTGACTTTTTTGGCCAATGCAATTTTCAAATTTGCATCTTGATTAATTGCTGCAATAACTTCTGGATTTGTATTGGCATTCTTTGCCAATTCTTCTCTCCTTTTTAATTCAATTGCAGTAATTTTTTGTTTTAAGTCTAATTCTTGAAGTGCATATTTCACGACCAAATCATTGTTAAATACTTCATCATGTATTAATTTTGACTTTTGATTTTCAATTGCAATTTGCTGTTTGGTGGCTGCAATTTGTGCATTTATTGTGTCGAGCTGTTTGGCATAGGCATCAATAATTGTGCGCTGAACTGTTTCATGCTCTTTGCTTTTTTCTTTTTCTTCTTCTTGAGATTTGGCTTTTTCTTTGCCAATATCCATAATTCCTTTTTCAAATGCAGCCAATCTTTGAGCTGATGCTTCCCTCATTGCATCATATTCTTGATTCTTTTTGATGGCTGCATCAATGCCCTCAGTCATCAATGTTTTGGCATTTTGTATTGTGTGCACAATTTCATCATAAATGCCACCAATCACAAATACCACATTTGCACCAAGAATTGCAACTGTTTGAAATACTGTTGTTAATGTTGTTCCAAATAATGAACTTTCGCCTTTTAATTCTTTGAAATATTCAATGGTTTGTTTTAAGACTGGGCCAGTTGATTCAGCAAGAATTAATGTTGTATCCCGACTCATTTGGCCAAGCATTTTAAATGCAAGTGCTGCATCAGTAACCGCTTTGGCTTGTTGATCACTAACACCAGCACCTTCTTCAATTTGCTTATTCAATTCAACAAAATCAACACCTCGAGCCGCTTTGCCAAATAATTCCATGGCTTTGGCATTTCTGGTGATTGGGTCTTCAATCGATGCAATGCCCTGAACCAGTTTTGTGTATAAATCAGTGCTAGACATTGTGGCCAAGTCTTTTAATGAGACATTGGCCATTGCAAATGCTTTTTGCGCTTTGGCAGAACCATTGGCTGCCAAATCAATATTTTTGGAAAATCCAGCCAATAAAGAACCAGCTCGGTCTGCCTCACCGCCCGACATTGCCAATGCGTTTTGGAGCCTTAAAACTGTATCAATGGCCAGGTCATTGGCCTCGGCCACTTTGGCCAATTGCTCGGCAAATTCCATTGATGCCTTGGTCATCTCATAAAGACCAGCAGCCGACAAAACCTCTGGCAAATATTCTTTTAATTCTTTCAGTGAATTTTTGGCTTCAGCAATACCTTTTTTAAACTCGGTAGTATCGAGTCCAAGTTGTGCGCCCAAACCAGCAATGATATTGGCCATTATTTACTTTCCAGCAATTCTTTGGGTATGTCTGGTTTGGTCATCAAAAATGTTAATAATCTCTGATTGGCCAATTCCTTTTTCTCTGCATCAGACAATGGTGGATACAAATAATCAAATGATCGATTAATTATATCCTCGAGTGTATAGGGACTTTTGCCCTTGGGCAACATCTTATTAAATTGGCCAGCTGTCAATGTCCCCAAAACCTCTAAAATGCCTCGATTGCCAATTAATCCATCGGCATACATCACCGAAATGTCGCTGAATGTTTCCTCGTCAATGTTGTCTGGGTCGGCCCCATGAGCTGTGATATACGCTTTGACCTGTCTGCGAACCGACCCAATTATTTTCCCCGACTTGAATATCCAGGTGAAATGACATTATTGATTTCATTGACCAAATCCATTTGGATGGAAAATGGGAATAATTCCTCGATGTCGGCATAAGTAATCGAGGCCATATCAAAATCTTTGTTTTCTGGCACCAGCAGCCGTACCAGCTCAGTGATCCTATTTTCGGTCAAAACCTTGCCATTGGCCACTTCCTTCAAAGATCGGCCATTGACAATGATGTCATCGTCTTTGAATTCATATCCATCATCACCTTTGTGCTGCTCGGCCTCGACAGCCAATTTGTCGTAGATTTCTTTGACTTTGGCCTCATCCACGTTTTTGACTCGATCAAACATGGCCTCAGTTTCTGAAGTCAATGGCACTTTTACCCTGAATGTGTGGCCACCCATTTCAAAAGTGCGAGTCCTTAAATTGTCTTTTTTGTCGGTAAATTTTGCGCCAAATGCGTTTTCTAGATTGTTCATGTAGTTCCCATGTGTTTTGATTTGTATTTTATTAATGCGTTGCCAAGTGCCTCGCCAAGTGAATTGGTGACTTGAGAGGCATTTCTTTCAAGAGCTGGCCGAATGAATGGCATACCATTGCCTTTGCGCCATTTAGCTGTACCAAATTCAATTGCAATTGCCCTGGCATCACTGTGCATATTTTGCAATTGATTGTCTTTTTTGTAATTGTGAAATTTATGGCTTAATAGTTTTTTTTCACCAGTATCTGGCATAAATTTATTGCCTGGTGCAACTGTGACTCGAGAAATCATCACCATGGTGGGTGTTGAATAAATTGATCGTTTATCTTTTGATGTTGGTTTTCTAGCCTCAACTTGCAATGATTGCAATAATTGACCAGTATCGACATTATCGTTATCAATTAAAAACTGTCTGGCTGCGTGTAATACTGGCACCATTGCTGCTCGACACGCACTTCTCAAAATATTATTGGCATCTTTTTCGCCAAAATCATCCGTGATCTGATTTAGCAAATCTTCAAATTCTTTGAATCCAGTCCATTGAAATTTAATATCGGTGGCCATTTAATTTAGCTTTCCAATGATGATTTTCTTGAAAATCATACTGTTGAGCTGGATGACGTAATCAACCACCTCCTCTGGAGTCATCGAGTCAGCATGGTTTTTGGCAATATCAAACGCCAAATTGATGCCAGTAATTTTTTGTTGTGAAAAACCAAACCAATCTTTTTTACCAGACTCGGCTTGGTTTATCAAATATCCCAAAAGATCATTATTGTTTTGTATTGTTGTCATTGTGTTTTATTCTGTTTTTGTTTCTGGTGTTTCAACAATTATTGGCCGAAATGGGTCATCCCCATTGGCCAAACATTTGGCAATTGCCTCATCAATATTTTCCACTTGATAAGTTTTGCCATTTGCAAATTGAACTGTAATCATGGTTTTGCCTGATTAAGTATTATTTGACCAGCCGTAGAGATTACCCCTGGGATGGATTGTGAATGTAACTTTTCCTTCAGACTTAGTGTTCATATCGACTTTGAATTCAGATACTCGACCATTGAAAGCATAAGCCACTGTATTGGAGCCAGACACTGCTGCAATCACAAAAGTGCGATCAATCACGCCAGAATAGGCATCAGCTCGCATCAAAAGCAAACCAGCGTCTGATGGGTTCCATGCTGCCACAATCGTCATGGATGTGGGTTTTGATTGAGTTGGGATGATGTCTGACTGTCTTGATCCAGCCACTGCAAAATTGGCTGATGCGTCATCTTGGCCAAATGCTGGAATGTCCTCGACTAACAGCTGTTGTGCGCTTGATCCAGTACCGCCAGCTGTAGTGCCAATAATGCCAGCGACTTGGCCAGTCCATGTGGACAATTGAGTCAATGTCAATGCTGTGGGTAATGCTCCAGTTTGACACCAGAGTGACGCTGAAAAGCCTGGTAGAACTTGGTTTGGTAATGCCATGATTAAATCCTTTGAGAAAAATTAAACGAATTGTTTTGTTTTATCAACATGGGATGTCCATCCGACAATCCAAGATTATTTGGTTTAATTTTACATTGTCATCATAGGTATTGTATAGCATCGATATATCAATTTTCGACACAAAAATACCAGCAAATGACCCTTTCACACCAAAAAATCCTGAGAATCCATGCAATGCCTGAAGAATCTGATTGGTCATGCTGAAACAATTATTCATATCTGAGGCAAAAACCGATGTCTGAAAAATGGGTGTGTCAATCCCTTTGTTGGATTGGGTCGGCCCTGTATAGACTGGCTGGTGGACATTCCGCAGCTGCCAAACCAAAAACTGGGTTTGCTCTGCAAAATTCCTGTTGAAGTTTGCATACACTGGCACTGGTGAAACAGTGGCAGCCAGTTGATTTTGAATCGCCTGGGCATAGTTAAGGACATTTTGCTGTGTGGTCATACTGATGTCACTGGATCGTTTCGATAACAGACAAAAGTGATGTTCATTCGATCATTCGACTCCAAAACATCAGCCACCCGATAATCTTTATTTCTCCAATTGATGGAATATTGATATTGATTCAATGAAACCGCCAATGTGTTTGGAGTGAAATTCAAGACAAAACGAACTTGCTTGGTATAGGCTCGATCATCCTTGGATGCAATCATTGAGTCTCTGACATCTTGCACCAATGCCCGAGTCTGAAATGCCAATGTGATGGTCGTTGTCTGCTGGCCGATGGAATCAATTCCAGCAGTCACTGTATTCACATTGATATTCTCGTATCGAGCAATGGCCATTTATAGCACCAAGGGTTTATAGGGTCTGAGCAATGCAGCAGCTCCCATTGGAATCTGTTTCAAATTGGTCGATGTGGTATCCGACCGATTATTGTATAAATGAGTCAGAATCATCAATCCAGCCTGTTGAATCACTGGATATGCTGCGTATGGGCTGGAATTGGTTGTATATACCACTGTGATCGGATTGGTAATCTGTTGGTTGATTTCGCTGGGCATTCCACCACAAATCACTTTGTTTCCCGATGCGTCATAAAAATAATTGGTGGTGGGCAAAACATTAAAAGTCGGTGGTGAAGTGGTGTCCCAATAGCCCACCTGATTGATCACCACACCTGGGCCATATGATGTGGCCTGGCTGATTTCTGGCAAATCCAATGACACCTGAGTGCCACTCATGCCATTCCATGCCCCATAATAGACTCGATATTGAGCTGGGAATATGCTCATCCCAAGAAAATCCTCGACCATCATTCTGGTGGCCAGCTCCAAGCCAGACAAATAATCATCTTGACTGGTATCACCAAACAAATTCAATTGATTGGTGATCTGAGTCAATGTCAGCCATGGAGTCGAAACGTCCCGATCGATTTGCTCGATCTTTTCATAGGAAAATGGATTCCTACTTGTTCCCAAATATGGGCCATTGACGTAGCTGTCGAGTGCCATTTTGAGCCTTTAAGTTGAAAGTCTCACGCCAGCATAAACGTCACGGATTGTGCTGCAAACACGCTTTTCAGCATACAGCACCATTGAGCCTGGTGTTGTTTGATCAAACCACTGGAATGACATTTCTTCATTGTCGGCAATGGTGACAAATAATTCCCATGCTCCCAAATAGATCGGCAGCTTACTCGATCCAATTTGATCCATGAATGGATTGGGAATCACTCGGTGGCCAAAAATATTGCCGACTGAATAGCCGTCTTTGTCACCAATCTCGAGAAACAGTGGCAAACCGCCTGAGTCTTTCAGCTCACGCAGGTAAGCAATGGTATTGGGGTGCATCATCCAGCAAGTGGATGGCATATTGTAGTATTGGGGTGGCAATGCAGCATTGAGTGCAGCAATGTCGTTATAAACGATTGCACCGCCAGTGGTGGATGCCACTGTCAGCACTGTGTGAATGCCATTGGTGATGGCCGATCCATTTGATCCAAATGCAGCTGCTGATCCTGATGATGTGTAGTAATTCAACCCACGCAATCCCTGAGTGCCGCCATAAGTTGTGGTGGTCGATCCAGCCTGGTCATTGTTCAGCATCATTGACAATGCTTCTTGCTGGGAAAATTCCAAACCGACATCAGAAATGATGGTTTCATTGAGTGCATTAATGTCACTCAAAACTGCTGTCCTAACTGGTACCTGAGCAGAAACCACTCTCACTGGCAATTGCCAAAATGATGTGGCTGTATTGGGTGTTCCCACGTTGGGTGTGAACGTATAGCCCCATGGGTTTGTCGGATTGGTCACATTACCAGTTTTAACGACAAACGCCTCATCCGATCCAATCGTTTGGATCACTCTTGCGCCAGCTGCACGAATAGGATTGGCCAAACGCAATGATGCAAACGCATCGTCATAAATAACACGACCACCGACATTACTTCCTGAGCCAGTGAGTGCTGATGCCTCTTTTAAGTTAACAGTCACTCGTTTTTGCTTAACCAGTGATTTGTGGATGGCCTCAAGAATAATGTTGGTGCTCATAAATAATCCCAAAAAATTTTAATGATAAAAAGGTAGGGGAGCAATGCTCCCCCACACTTTTAGTTTGCAGCTGTCGCTGTTGAACGATAGGCAATAATACTCAATGGATCGACATTGGATGCTGCCAAACGCTTCTCACCGAAAAACGTAATGTAGCCAGGCAATGTCTGATCGTATCTGCGTAAAATCATATTCAAACGATCAACGATCGTGTGGCCACGTTGCCAGTCACCAAAATACATTGGGAACTTGCTAATTGTGCCAGCTGATGCTGTGGTTGTTTGTGATGGATTGTCCAAATACTTATTGACCACCACATCAAATCCAAGCATTGTGCCCACGATGCCGGTGCCTGGGCCATCGTTCATGGGGTGCATACGCTCGAAAATTGGTGTTCCGTTGGAGTCTTTCAAGCCGCGTATTTGAGACAACATGAATGGATTGACCAAGAATTTTGCGCTTGGAGTCCAATATTGTTGTGGCAATGAGTAGATGAAATTGACCACATCGGTGTAAGTCACATTGGCAGCGCCAACAGTGTTGCTGTTGGTAGTCAATTGATCATAAACAGCCAGAGAATTCAATCCGTTGCTGGTTGAAATACCTGATGTGCCGAATGCGCCAGTGGTGATTGATCCACCAGCATATGTGCTGGCTGCACCAGCATTTGCATACTGATTTAAACCACGCAAACCTTGAGTGCCACCATATGTGTTGGGGCTGTCAGTCTGGTCATTGTTTTGGATCATGGATTGACCCTCGACCTGGCTGAATTCCATCAACATATCATCAACAACATTGGCCTCTAGACCATCGATGTCATCGAGTGCTGCGGTACGAATTGGAAATTGCACATTCAAGTCTTGCAAAACCAATTGCCAAATGTTGGTCGCTTCAGTTGTTGCTGAACCATTGTTTTGAATGGAATAGCCCCAAGTTGCACCAGCATTGCCGACTTTTGCTCTGAACTGATAAGTTGAACCTTCAGTGGTCACGTTTCTGGACAAACCACGCATGGGGTTAATCAAACGCAATGTGTGGAATACTGGATCATAAGCAGTCCGACCACCGACATTGTAGCCGCCACCAGTCAAAGATGAACTTTCACGCAAATATGCTTGGTACTGGTCATCAGACTCAAACAATTTCAATTCTTTTTCCATTTTGCCTTTTTTGGCAAAATGCTTGAGCTGCTCACGCACCATCTTATTCACATCGCCTTTGATGGTTTTCGCTGGCTTGATAATGGATGGAGCTGTGTTGATTTCAGAAATTTTGGCCTCAATGGCTGCCAATTTCTCGGTTGTTGCAATTGAAATTTCCTCGACCTTGGCCAGAGTTTGGGTTTTTACTTCCTCGATCTTGGCCAAATTTGATGCCTCAATGGCATCCACTTTTTCTAAAATTTTATCGACTGACATGATGTGTTCCTTGATTAAAGACGCTTGGATAATGCTTTCAACAATTCCCGATGCTCAAGAGCAATCAGAATTGAATCGGCCTCGTTGACCACCGCATCCGATTCGCTCGGTTTTGGGGTTTCCTGAATAGGTTCCTTGGCGGCATCACGCTGCTCAAGTATTTTCTTCAGTATTGAAGATGCAGTGGTCGCATCTTTTCTCGAAAATCCTGCATCACGCAGTGTTTTCTCGATCATCCTTGGATTCGCCTGGCCTTGGCCATCGAAATACTCAAGATTCATTACTTCCGCTTTGGGGTTGTTTGGATACATAACAACTGATACCTCACGCAAACCGCCTTTGGTGATCTGGAAATAGGATTCATCGTCATCATCGCATGGATTGCCATCGGCATCGACCATCTGGGCCTCATCGGCATATGCACCGACAGACACACCACCAAACATATTGGGTGATTCTTTTAAGACGTTGTAGAGGTCAGAACCACCGACTGTGCTGAGATATAACTTGCCCTCGGCACACATTCCATCATCATCAAATTGGAATGAATCCCATTGGCCGACTGGCATTCCCATATCGTTGTGATTCAAAAACATTGGCAGTGGCTTGCCAGATTTTGCAAATTCATTGGCCCAGTCCATGAATCCCTCGGGCTGGTAATTGAATTTTCTGCCATCCTCGCCATCCCTTGGCCCCCAAGTGGTGACTTTGGCTGAAATTTTCCCACTAGGTGAGTTTTTTTGGTCTGCCTCTTTTTTTAGGCTGACTTTGGCCTCGCAAATTAGACTCAATGTTTGCTTCATTGATTACCCCATTATGTATCGACTGATTATTATTTTGTATTATTGGGGTTTTTTCGGTAATTTGTGGTAGTTTAACACTAGCCACTTTGATTTGTGAAGTCAAAACCCGAATTATTTTTTTTGTATTGTTCATTATTTGCCAGTATTAATGGCCGATTTTGGAGCTGTTGAGCCACCTCCACCACCTGTGTCTTGTGGTGATGATCCAGCAATTGGATCAATTTTTGCCACTGGTTTGCCAGAAATCGGTACATTTGTTTTGGAAATTCCAGCTGCATTCAATGCTGGCAATTCGTCCCCACCATCGACTTTGGCCATATTTAAATATTCTCTGGCCTCATTCGGTGTGAATATTCCAGCTGAAACGCCAGCTGTGACAAAATTCATTTGATCGAGTGCAGCACCTTTCAAAAAATCCTTGGTGTCGAATCTGAGACACAAATTAGGATATCCCCGAAATAATTGCTTGTTGAATTTTTGCTCAATGTTGATGATCATTGGATACATTGTCGTTTTGTAAAACTCATCCAATAGTGTCTGGGTGTTGTTGTACTTGCCGACCTCGAGGCCCAGCAGCTGCGCTGGCACACCAAACAATGCACAAATGCGCTTTGTGGTCTGGTCTTTTAATTTGGCTGCATCGGCATCTTGCAAAGTCAACATCTTGACTGTCTCAAATGTCATGCCCTGATCTAATAGCATTCCTTGGCCTGGCTTACTTAAATCGGTATCCTTGGAGCCAGTCATCGAGGCCCACGCCTCTTTGAGCCTGGCTGCAATCTCTTTGTACTTCATGTCAGGAATCACCTGATCTGTCTTGAATAAACCACTAGGCTTGGCGCCATTTTGCATGATGTAGTTGGCATATAGATCGATGTCAGTGTCCAATGCTACCAATTCAGTGGCCAAAATACCCTTATTAAAACCAGCCGAGCCTTGCCATGCGGCCTCAGTGATATGAATCACCTGGTATGGCAGCAATGGCTCATCCATGTTAAAACCATACGTTGGAGTGGACATCCGATAGCTTGGATACCGCAAATTGGTCATCTGAACTGTGATCAATGTGGCATCGAGGTTATACATCTCGATTGGAGTCTGCATCGAGTCTTTGTTATCTTTTCTCAAAAGCAAAGTAAAGCACTCGCCAGCCAAGTCTTGCCACATCGACCACTGATACCAAAATTCGTATGCGTTTTGGAAATTGTTGGGGTCTTGAATTAATCCCAAGACTTGCTTGGCCTTGGCCTTGTCTCTGGCCCCAGGCAAATCGGATTTGATTGCATCGACAAATGTGCCATCATCACATTTGTACATGACGCTGATTCCGCACTGGGCCAATGCCCTGGCTTTGACCCCCACGCATGACATGATCGTGCTGTTGCGTGATAGCACCGACATATCCACAATCCGACCGGCATTGGTGACGCTGCTGGTGGTGACATAGAGCAGCTGGAATGCCGAGCCTTGCTGGCCATTCTGATTTGTCCGTACGATTTGATTTCCAAGTTGAGTTTGTCCGAATAAAGTATTGGACGATTTGTCAACTGTTTTAGGCTTGAAAATATCAAAAAAATTCATGCTAATCTTTCTTTTTGCAATACCAGCCATTTACTGGAGGATACCAAACATCTCGAGCAAAAAATCCATTGATTCTTTGCAAAACAGACGATTTTGAGCAATTGTTTGCTTTTGCTGCATCTCTACTGCTTTGAAAAATTCCATTGGGTGTTATATATTCAAATTTTCTAAATGATTTTTTTAATGCGTCAATGTGCTCTTGAGTAAATGGTTTCCCTCTTAATTTATCGGCCCATTTTTTTACATCTTCTGGCTTTCTTTTTTTTCCCTTCATAATTTCAGAATGTTCTGGTCTATTTTTCCCAGCCCATTTACTATTTTTTTTTATTTTTTCTATTGTTTCTATTGAATGCCCAAAACAAATAAATTTTCCGTTTTGGTTATATTGATTTAATGATCTTTTGTCATTTTGTGCATCAAAAAGAACCAAAATTTCTGCTTCTAAATTTCTAATGTTTTGTTGTGATCCAATTGCAACAATTTCTCTTATCCAATCGTTTGGATTGGCCAAAATCATTGGTTTTACTATTTTGCTGGATGTCAAATATCCATCATTTATATGGCAATTTTTTCTCGTGCGAGAGCCAATATACCAATTTAATGATGGTTTATGAGTCCATTTATAAACAAAACATTCTTCCATAATCTAATGTTTTCCCCCTATTTTGATCACATAGTATCATTAAAACGAACGAAATCCAAACGAACTTGAGACATATGGATTGTCTAAACTGCAATGTGCAGCAATGATCATCGCAATAATGCCATCGACCTTGGCCGCTTTGTCGGCCTCGTTTTTTCTGACTTTGATGTTGCCATTGACATCCTCGTAAACCTCGCAATTGGACAATTGCCATCCCAAAAATGGATTGCCGTCATGTTTGATTTGCTTATTTAATACCAATTTTTCCACATATTTCGATGGATTTGATAACACGCCCATGCCCTGACCCACTTTTTTGACTGGGATGCCAGCCTCATGCAATCTGGCCACCAAACTCGAGGCATTGTAAGCATCGTATCCCACTTCCTTGACTTCATATTTTGCACACTCTGATTTGATGTAATCGCTCACTTCCCGATCATCCATCACATTGCCCTCGGTGATCTTGAGAATTCCAGTCCCCACCGCCACTCTGAAAATGTCGGCATAGTGTTTTGGTATCAGCTCCAGCCCAGCCTCGGGCAAAAAGAATTTAAACTCGGCTCGGTAGTCCAGCTCGCCATATCGTTTCAATGTGCAAACCGCATTCAAATCTCGGGTGGCTGCCAAATCGAATCCAATGAAAACCGCATCTGGCACTCGGTCATCCACCAATTGGGTGGCCTCATCCCAGAATGTCCGATCCAGCCAGGCACTCTGGGCCGACACAAATATATTCAAAGTCTTGCACAAAAACTCATTGAGTGCCGCGGGTTTGTGCTTGGCCTCCTCGGCCCTCTGGGCAATGGCCTCCTCAAAAACCGATATTCCGTGCATTGGATTGGCCTTGGCCCAGACTGTTGGATCACGCCAATCATCGTTTTGATCCAATGAATATAGCAGCCCAAACCATCTTGGATTGTCGGTGGCCTCACCATATAGCATGGATTGGTACATCGAGAAATCCTCATAGAATTTGGTGTCCTTGGTAAAACTGGCAGTCGTAATATATATCCGCAATGGATTTTGTCTGGCCACCATCCCCGAGTGCAGCACCTCGATCGAGTTTCTGTCCACAATCTGGGCAGCCTCATCGATGATCACGCATGATGGGTTTTTGCCATCCCCAGTCTTTTTTGTGTCTCGGCTCAATGCCTTAAACATCGATTGCGAGTCTCCAGCCTTTTTCATTTCGTATTTTGAAACAAAATATGTATTGGCCAATGCCGATGGCATATTTTCAACAAATCCCTTGGCCGAATCAAAAACAATGGTGGCCTGTTCCCTGTTTGTGGCCAGAGTAAACACCTCGGCTCCAGCCTCGCCAAATTGCAGCTCATATAAAGCAATGATGGCCGTCAGTGTTGACTTGCCAGCTTTTCTGGGAATGTAAACGATCACATCGGTGACCATTCTTTTATCCCGATTCTTTTTTGCTCGAAAACCATAAACTGCACAAATCAAAAATATTTGAAATGGCTCAAGCAAAATTGGCCGCCCAGCATCTGGCCCTTTGGTATGCGTTAAAACGCTGGCAAATTTTAAAACGTGCTGTGGATAATCCTCATCAAATATCCACTGCCAATCTTTATTTTCATATTGATTTATAAATCGCTGACAAGACAATTGCACGTCTTTGCAAACATTAATTTCGCCTTTTGTTACTGCTATTGCATACAGTATTCCATCTTGATAATTCATGCAGCTTTCGGGCCTCGAAACAAATCATTAATCAAGCTATCTTCTTCTGATTTGTTATTGCTCAATCTGCTTTTAGGTGTCAAGCCCATTTCATTCATCAATTTAAGGCAATTTTCCATGGCCTTGTTTGCCACTGCAATATATGGATTGGGTGCAAATGTTTTGCCAGCATTTATTTTGATCACCAGTGGATGTTTGAATTGCTCAGTCCTGGCATCGATGTATGTCTGCATCTGATCGGCCAGCATAAGCAATGTGTGCCGATCTTGGCCAGAGCCAATGCCATATACATCAAATAAATAATCCGCTGTTTCCTTGACAAATCGCTCACGATTAAACAGCTCTGGCTGATTGGCCCACTCAGCAAATGGAATTCTTAACTTAATTTTTTCAGGCAGCATAATCCCAGCATTCATGCCCTTGGTGCCATGAATCTGATGAATCTCTGGTGGTAGTTTGTTATTGCCGCCCATTTACTAGCTCTGCTTTCTTACCTGTAAAGTCTTCCCATCGTTTTACTATTACATCACAATATTTAGGATCAAGCTCCATCAATCTTGCTTTGCGTCCAATTTTTTCACACGCAATTAATGTGCTGCCTGATCCACCAAACAAATCCAGAACAATTTCGCCATGTCTGCTACTCCATTCAATCATTCTTTGAACCAAATTAATTGGTTTCATTGTTGGATGCAAGTCTGATTTGCTTGGTCTGTTTTCTCTTAAAATTGTAGTTTTTTGTTCTGTTCTATAATTGTTAACAAGAGCCTCCAACTCTTTTTTATTCATTTTTTTTATGTCTATATCATCATCAATTACAGTTGTCCGTGTAAAGTCACCACAAAAATAATGGGCTGCTCCTTCTTTCCATCCATATAAAATTGGCTCATGTTGCCAATTAAAATCTTTCCGACTAAGGGTGCCAGCTTGTTTTGCCCATATCAAGACTTGACTTAATTTTAATCCTGATTCTTTAAAGCATTGAGTGAAATTAACTGTTTCCGTATCGGCATAAGCCACATAAATTACTGCTCCATTTTTCATGCTTAAATAATAGCAAGAATAAATAGATGTTAAAAAATCTTTGAATGATGAATCGCTCATGTCATCATTCATTATTTTTCCAGCTGCCCCATCAATAGCTACATTGTATGGTGGATCAGTCCACACCATATCGCATTTAACTCCTTGCATTAATTCTTCAATTGAACCAATGTTTGTAGAATCTCCACACATTAATCTGTGATCGCCCAATTGATATATATCACCAAGAATTGATTTTGGAATTTCTGGGGTTTCAGGGACATCATTTTCATCAACTAATCCCTTAACTTCTTTTGGCTCAAGAGAAAAAATTTCATCTTCAGAAAATCCAGTTATTCTTAAATCAAAACCTTCAAGTTTTAATGCTTCCAATTCAGCCAATAATGTTTGACTATCCCATCCAGCATTTAATGCCAATTTATTGTCGGCAATAACTAATGCTCTTTTTTGCGTTTCAGTCAAATGGGCCAATTCAATAACTGGTATTTTTTTCATGCCAAGTTTTCTGGCAGCAGCCAGTCTGCCATGGCCAGCAATGATGCCATTCTCGCCATCCACCAGAATCGGGTTAGTCCAGCCAAACTCTTTTATGCTGGCAGCAATCTGAGCCACCTGGTCATCACTGTGCGTCCGAGAATTCCTTGCGTATGGAATCAATTTTTCAATTTCGACTTGTATTATTTTCATGTTCTTCCGTGTTGTTTTTTGACCACCCCCCTTG